CATGTGTCAAAATCGTTCATTGTGGTCTCCTTGGATTTTTGAATTTTTGATCTTACCTAATACATATAGTGATACCCCAAGATATATCAAGGGGTATCGTTAAATAATTTATCAATGGGGTGCTTTTATTTCCCAAGCGTAGGCCACGCGCTTGCGGCGGTGCTTGGATTTACGGACGCTGTGCCACTCGCCAGACTGGTTGTCGATGGTCTTGTCGCCCGACACCACAATGTAGTGGCCCGTGATGTTGACCAGATAGGTCTTCTTGCGGTCACGGGTCTTGAGCCAAGCCGCCAGCGTGGCATTGTCTCTGGCATACGATCCGATCTCGCGCTTGTAGTGAAACGTCATCTCGACGTTGTTAGCACCCATAACAACTTTCATCAGGCTGTTGCTCATGCCCGTGATCTTGCCGCGATATGTGAATTGCAGGCAGGCGTCATAGGCGGCGTCATAGTTCTGACGCAGAAACACAGCAGCGGCGTATGGGCCACACCATGTGCGGCGGCTCTTGCTGGTGCGGAGGGGGGTGTGGGCTTGGGCAGTTCTTGGAAGCATTGGATAGTCTCCTGATTGGATGGTGGGTGGGTGGGGCGGTGGCCCCGTTTTGATTACTAAATCCACTTTGCGGCGTGGGAGATAGCGGCTTTTTTTGCTGCTTCCATATCTCCACGATTTACTGCATTAAGTTCTTTTATTGAGCGTTCTTTGCACAAAAATCCAAAATAATAAGCGCCTTTGGCTTCTCTCATGTATTCAAAAGGGCTGCACTGATACACTTGTTTAAACATTTTTTCTAACTCAAAGAATGATGCATTAAAAATTGCCAGCGCAATATCCGCTTGATCAATTTCATTATTGTACTTATGAAAATCAGTTTTTTCTTTTAGCTTAATTACTTCAAGGCGCATTGCTTCTACTTTTTTGGCGTCGATGATCATTTTTTGGTCTCCTGATTGAATAGTGGGTGGATGGGGCGGTGGCCCCTGTTAAACTAAATAACGTGCAGCCGTCCATCTAGCAGCGATAGCGTTTTCAAGCCATTCGATGCAGCGATCCCATTGATCGGGGCGGTCAGTCAGGCTGATGTCAAAGCCAGCCAAAACAATGATTTCTTCCAGATACAAAGCCTTGTCAGTCTCACGGGCATATTGAGCTTTGACCGATTGGGTGGCGAGGGCTTGGATGGCTGCTTTAGTGATTTTCATTTTCTGTCTCCTGATTGGATGGTGGGTGGGTGGGGCCGAAGCCCCTCGTTGGATTATGAGTGAAATTTGCGAAGAACGTCCCAGTCTGCCGCCAGCGAATATAAGTTACCTCCATCGCCAGCCGAGCGTTGGTCATAAAGATAAACTAAATCAGCAGCGACCAGTGAGCCGAATGTGCCTTCAGCTTCTTTTTGGCCCCAGCCAGCTTCAACGAGATCAGAGGCATCAACCCATGTGAATGGATCGTCTTCTAAATCAGCGAGGGTTGAACCGCCCATGTTGCCGAGGCAACTTTTGATTAAGGCAGTCATTGCTCTGTTCTGGTTATCTGTAAGGCTTGTCATTGGGTCTCTCCATTTTTTGAATTTTTTCTCTTACACAATACATATAGGCATTCTGATCGGAGATACAATAGCAGAATACAAATTAAATATATTTAATTAATATATGGGGGGAATATATGGGGGGAAAATAGGGGGAAGCCAAAATGGGCGACTTTCCCCCGATGCAACCTATGCTGCGATCTGATACAGCCAGCAATTCATGTGGCCTTTGCCCCCGTTCCTTGATCGGACGTGAGCTTTTTTAACAACCAAGCCAGCGTCAACAGCGTGGCGAATTGTTCCACAAACATTGTGAGAGTTCTTCTTCAGCAGCCTTGCAATGTCTTTGCTCGTCATTGGCCCATGTTTTTCCAACACTCTCAAGATCGGCGTAAACGCGCCAGTGTCTGTGCGACTGCGTTTTTCCCCCTTCTCGCACGGCAGCGGTGGTCGCAGAGGCTTGCCGTTTGAGCCTTTCGTTCTCGCTTGTAGTCTTTCAAAATTTAGTATGCAGTAGGCATAAGTATCCTCATAAGAAATTTGCTTCAGTCTTGTTGTGGTTATTTTCATCTGTTCTCTCCCTCAGATTTGGTAATCGTTTTGTCGCAATCCGCTGACAAAGTTTTTCAGTTCTTGTCTCGCCATCCAGAGATCGTTCTGTGAATTTGGAACTGGACTATTTCGATAAGCCTCTCGCTCCAGACGATCCACTTGGCCCCTCAAATGGCGCAGTTCAGCGTCATGCGCTGGTGTCAATTTCTTCATTTAGCCTCTCCTTCAGCAGCTTTTTGCGGTAAAATTTAATCTGCTCTCGGAGGCCAGCATTGTCAGCCTCCAAGCGTTTGTTCTGTTCGATCACCATCTGATATTCATCTCGGTGTATCAATTTATCCAGCCTCCATTTGGTCATTTAGTTTCCTTTTAATTTTCATTCCGTAATTGTTTACACCGACAGGAATTTTAAAACCGTCAACGTAGCAAAATTTATTTTGCTTAAACGGTCTGTAATTTACTTCATGGTGCCAGCGGTTAAATTTCCAAACCACTTTTGCTACGTCTGGATGCAAATCTTCAATCATCTGGCTCTTGGGTTTAGTGCCTTCGTGCGCGTAAAACTCTTCTGTATTGCCGCCAGACAACGTCTGTGTGGTGGCCTTCTCTTGCTGAAAGGCGTTGTACTGCACAGTGCAATGGCCGTCTTTTAGAACGCGCAAAGACAAGTCTGTATCTTCATTGTATCGACCCCTCCATCGATAGGGGATATTGTTCTGAATCAGCAGGCAAGAATAAATGCGCGTGTTCTTGACAAACGCTGGCAGAGGTTCTTTCGCTTTCACGAAAAAATCATAGCAAGGCCCAGACAAATACACATTTTTATATCGATCTGCAAAATCTTCCATTGCCCGAAATATTGTTCCTGACGTGACCTTAATCAAAAGATTTCGGTTCAGCCTGTGGAAATATGCAATGTTGTCATCCATCACCCAATGTCTAGATGCTCCCAAATCAATTGCATGATCCCAAGCAAAATTACGAGCGGCCCCCGGGCCTTTTGATCTGCTATCTCCAAGATCATCGCACGTATCATAGTCGAGAAGATATTTTGTCGGAAGCACAAGACATTTATCTGCACCAACTTCAGCAGCGTACATTTCAAGCTGGCTGGCTTCGACAATGATTTTGTAAGGCACACCCATCCAATCAAGCGCCTTGCTTGTTAGTCGGCTCTCCCACCGCCCCTTCGATACAATATAAACTGGATACTTAGGGTTCATCGATATATCGCTTATCAGACGTAATCCTGTGATCCATTTTTGGATACCAACAGGCTTTCTGTTTTGGGCTTATCGCCTGACCCATCAATTCTTTAAATCGCATGAAATCTTCTTGATTTCTAAAGCGAACATTAATTGCGTGATATGGACGTAAATCTTCCTGCACATACTCTGGCATCCCGTGCCATTCTGATTCCCAATCTGTCTCCAAGTCTTCAAACAAACTATTTTGCATCCAAAAACTCCAGCACTTGCTTCGACGCATCGCTTGCGCCCTTTCCAACTATTACAGTGTGGCCCACTGATCTCAGATATTCGATTACTTTTTTCTGGTCGGGAGACAGCCTGCCGCCCGTGGCCCTCTTCATTTCCACCCACAAATTGCAGGCAGGGATGTACAAGTCTGGTATTCCCCGTGTGACTCCTTCGGCCTTCAGACGTGTCGCCACAGATATGCTACGCTTCTCACCATTGGGGATCGCAAAAATCAAAGTGTGCGGATATTTGGCCCGAAACCAGTTCACAAACCCCACCTGTTCAGAATGTTCAGAGTGCTTAAAACGGTATGTCTTCGACACCCCAGTCAGCGATTGGGCCTTCTTGCGTCTCATATTTTCTCTCCACTTTCGTGTAATCAAACTGCACAACCTCAAAATATTTCGGATTGTATGTCGAGGGTTTTATTTTGATGCGGCTGGGCCAATTCCAGAAGTGGCACTCGTCCATTGCCTCATCTGTCGTGTCAGCCCCAGACGCCAGCAATGACCGCCGTGCCTGATATCGACTGGCCGCATAGCCACCGTGATCTGGGCATAGCCATTCGTTTACACTTCGCAATCCAGCGTAATACGTCACCTTGATTGAATCAGGTTTGCCCTCTTTGCGGTGCCGATGATAAAGGACGCTATCCACGTCCACCCATTCGGCCTTCACTTGGCCCGACAGCATGGCCCCATCGTAGCTTTTAGAGCCGTGATTTAATGTGCGAGGTGGAAACTCATGGCCGCAAACGTGGCACTGCAACGCCGCCGCAGGACACATTGTTTGGCAAGCCTCGCACTGCTTGACGGGTGCCGCACCCTCTTCTGTCCTCGCAGATTTATCCTTGGGCTTTACCTTATCAATAAATCCGTGCCGCTCTACGTTGGCTCCGAAATCAAGCACCAAGCAATCGGTCTTGCCTTCTGCAATCCTAGTGCCGCGCCCAATCATCTGGACATACAGCCCCGTAGATGCTGTCGCCCTGACCAGCGCAACAACGTCCACGGCAGGGTGATCAAATCCAGTGGTCAGCACGTTAACATTTATCAAGCATTTAATTTTACCGCTCTTAAAATCGGCAATGGTTTTCTCGCGCACTTTGCTGCTGTCGCCGCCAGTAATCACAGCGACCTCAATATCGTGGTAATCAAACTCATTTGCCAACATATGCGCGTGATCGACGCCGCTGCTAAACACCAACCAACTTTTTCGATCTTCGCTCAATTCCACAATTTCTTCGACAGTCTTCCGCACCAGTTCGGGATCAGACGCAGCCGTGGCGAGGTCGCTCTCAATAAACTCACCGCCCCGCTTTTTTACATTGGTCAGATCGATCTGGTTCAGACCGCCTTTCGATATGACAGGCGACAGGTAGCCCTGCTCCATTAGCATATCGATTGGAATGTCATGGGCAATGCCGTCAAATATAGCGCCCTCGCCTTTGTGCAAATACCCTGTGTCGAGCCGATACGGCGTGGCTGTCAGGCCCACCACTTTAATCGCGGGGTTGCACACTTTCAGATCGGCAATAAACCTGTTGTATCGCGTCTCAGTATTTTGGGGCAGCATATGCGCCTCATCGATTAAGATCAGGTCTGGCGCAGGAACGATGTCATAGGCGCGTTCCCAGACCGACTGGATGCCAGCAAAGGTAATGGGGCGGTCTAAGACCTTCTGTTTCAGCCCTGCACTGTAGACCCCGTAATCAGCCTCTGGATACATTTTCAACAGGCCATTGGCCCCCTGCTCCAAAAGCTCTTTTACATGCGTCACAATCATCACACGGGTGCCAGCAAATGACATAGCGTCCTTTACGATCTGGGCTATGATAGCCGTCTTGCCCGACCCCGTTGGGGCCACGATCAATGGATTATCTCCCGACTTGCCTGCCCAATAATTGTACAAGCCATCGACAGCTTCTCTTTGGTAATCGCGTAATTCAAATGTCATGGGACAGAACTCTTTCTTCACGTTGACTTTTCTTCATCAAACAAATCACCCAAGGCCGCTGTGCGAAACAGCGCGGGTTCGTGGGCTAATCTTTTCATTTGTTTCGTTTCAAAAAACCCAATGTATTGCGGATTATTTATCATAAACAGGCGTGTAAACAGGGCAATGAAGTCGTTAGATATTTTGTAATCATCCCCTTTTGTCACGATAGAGCTTTCCCATCGTACTCTGTTAGCAATTAGCCACCCGCTTAGTTTTAAATGACCCTTGTAAATGGCTTGAAGAGTATATCGTTCAAACAATCTGTAAAACTCAGGGTTTAAATTGTGCCATCTTAACCACTTTCTCCCCAAACGGCTTTTGTTTAACATTTTAAAAAATTCATCCTCGGTCATTTTACAATCTTTCCCAAAAAATCATCAGCATCCTTCTGCGCTTCCAAGATTTTTTCTTGGCTCATAATCGGCACACCTATTTCATCAGCATCCAAATCGGCTGAGATGTTATCTGCAACATTATTGGACACACGATCTTTTATTTTATCCCATTCTAAATTTAACCCAAACATGCCAAGCAAAACTGTAAAGATGCAGGCCATTTCTTCTTGCTCAATTTCGTCTGGCAAAGTTAAGTACAGAGCATTAACGATATCCATCATCTCATCTTGCGTCTTCACTAAACTTCTCCCTCAATTCTTCGCTATTGTCCTGATTGCGGATGACGCCTTTCGACGTTTGATACTCCACGAAATCATCTCCAGCGTCTATGATCTCCCAATCGTCAGGCACCATAAACGGATTAAACAAATGACCCCCTGCGCCCTCTTTACGGCTCCAAGTGCCGTCCCTTTCTGGAGTGCTGTGTGCGTCCGTCCGATCATTAACTTCTGGCAATTCACCACCGTGGCAAATCGGAATGTACGAGCAAAAACGACAGGCAAACTTTGACGGGTCGTGGCTGATTTTAGACGGTGGCTTTTCATCAAAGATAATATTGCTGGCCTTGCTAATCAGCATTTCACCCTCTGCCCGATCCCGCTTGATCCTCTCAGAATAAATCTCATCTGTGTTTTTGTTCACGGCAAAAAAATAGCAACGATCAATGTCAGCCAAGTGCATACCGACTTGGCACTGCGCCCAGTAGATCGGCTTGCTGATCCTGACG